TCCTCTGCTACGTTAGTTGGAACGAATGCAAATTCGTCCAAGAATATCATGTTGTAAGAACCACCACGAACAGCAGATGAAGATGTAGAGGATGCAACCACCCTACTACCATTCTCTAAGTCTACAGAACCCTTGTTCCAAGACACCACTCCCTGTTGCAACCATTTAGGAAGATTCTCATATGCGAGTTGTAGTCTACCAAGAATATCTCGTGCAGTCGAAGCCTTGTTGGCAAGGATTGCAACATTCATGTTAGGATTGAATAGAACGTAGTGAAGAATATAAGATACCATAGTCGTGGATTTACCAGACTGTCTTGGCATCTTACAGATAGTAAAACGATTGTCGTGAATTGTGTCTACAATATCTTCTTGGAAGTCGTATAACTTAAAAGGAACGAGTCCTTCATCAAGAGATACAATCTTGATATAGTTCTTAATAAAGTATATGGGGGTTTCCATACACTTCTGATACTCAAGAATTTGTTCCTTTGTCCAATTGACAGGAACATTAGATTTCTTTAGTAGTGGGTTTCCAAGATAGTGTTCAACATTTTGCATAACATAACTTTTTTTTAGGCAAGATGAGCCGGTTTTTCTGCAAACGCAGCATAAAAATGTTGTCTTGTGTTTATCTGGTTGTAAGCAGCGTTAGTATCTGGAAGTCTAAAACCGTTTGAAAAAATATCCATATAGTCATCAGCTGTATTACCATCATTATTTGGATTCAAATCACTACCCCATAGGATATATCCATTGGTTGCTGAAGTAGAACCATTAACGTGTCTAGTTTTATCCCAAATCCCTTGCCAGTTTCCGTCTGTCCAAATCCAAATCCAAGCAGGTTGGAAACCACAATAGATGAAAGGCCCCCGATCATTGTTGTTCCCATAATAGCTTCCAAAATGAGAATACCCTTCTACACCATGCCAATAATAAGCAACAAATTTATCACTAGAACCATTCACTGCATTGTTATCTCCTACGTTAAACACAGAGTTCGTAGGTACAGATGGGAAAACCTGTGTGTTACTAGTGTCATTTGCTGTTAAATTATCAATTGGGAAAAAACGCTGAGAAGGAGATCTTGCATTCAAATGATGATGCCATCCGATTGCAGTACTATTATCATCCAGATTATTAAAAATTGCCCATTCAGGCGCTTTACTCAAACCATGTCCGACAGACTGAGAAGTATTTCCATTACCAGTATATGTCATCATTCCTTGGCCAGCAGTTGTATTTACTTTAACAGAAGTTTGTATAGTTCCATCAGTATTTGCTGTCATAGAACCACTACCAAAGTTCCAACCATATGCGATGTGTTGTCTACCAGACTCATTACTGTTATTTTTATTTCCTAGAGTAATACCACTACCTGAATAGGCGGTTACACCATTGGTAAGAGCGATACCTTCTGTATTTCCAGTGGCATCATTAGTCCAAGCCTCGGCAGGACTTTTAGCACCAGATTGATCATAAAAATATGGAGTTCTGGTCGCATTAGTGCTTAGATGTCCTATCCACACCATATCTGGTTCAAAGTTAAACGGAACATTTAGTCCAGCATTACCTGTACCAGTATATTGAACAGCATCAAAATGTCTATTCGCATTATTTGCCGCAGATAAATGATTTACAAATGTTGGAGTTTGAGAATTTATATTCTCAGTACAAAGCGAAAGAAATCCTGTTGGGGGCGCATAGTGAAACTCACCTTTTCCATTTGCATCGGCAGCGGCCGCCCCTTCTCCTTTAATAGCATTAAAAGTAGAATCTTGTCCGAAGTTTAGATAGGCAGTATTTGAACCAGTTGTTCCGTCTGATCTTAGGAAGAAAACAGGATGCGCCCAAACATTATCTGGAACAGCGGTCATTGTCATAGTTTCATTTGTGCCTGCTGATGGATTTCCATCTGTTCCACCATCATTTGCTATCCATGTATTATTATGTCCAAACCAAATCTTATTATTATCAAAATCTGCTGCCACTTGAACAATGTCTAGATGAGATACAGTTTGATTTGATGTTCCATTGGTGCCACCCTTTCTGTAGAAAGAACTACTCCACACTCCCCAAATATAGTTGTTCTGTATAATTGATGAAAATGGATCGGACGATGTTCCAAAATGATTATAAACTGTTGCATGAGAATGTAAATCACTATCCCAACCAAAAGCAATTCGTAGGTTATCACTATTTGAAAGACCCACTACTAACTCATAATACCATTTACCACTATTAACACCATGACTACCAAAAGTTGCATCCCAATTTCCTGTTCTGTTAGTCTTTATTCTTAAATTTCCTCTATCATCAGCCAATCTATGAGATGGAACGGCACTAGCAAAAGCATTCATTGGGTCATCTTTATGCACATCTTCTGCCTGAATGGCGCTTACAGTGTAATTATTAGAATTACCACTTGAATCTAAACCAAGATTAGATGAATCAGAGAAGTTTAGATATGTTCCATAGGTAGTATCGCCTCCATGAGAACCAGTAAAGGCCTTGGCAACCCATATACCATTATAAAATTCTCCAAACGATGTAGGAGCAAGAACTGCATCATTCACTATATGAAACTCTGAAAGATAACCAGCATGATAACTAGTGCCATTTGGTTCGTATCCAATGGCAGTTTCCCCACCATTGTTAAACAATTGACAGGTTGTATTTTGTGTAATTGCCGTATTTGTGGTTACGTCTTTTCTTACACCATCTACATAAATTATAAGTCTATCTGCAGCAGTACTATTGGCAGAATCAAAGTTACAAACCACATGATAAAATTTAGATGTATCTCTAAATTTTTCTATAGTCAATATATTTCCTGTGTCTGTGCCACTATTTCTATTGAACCATTGAAGTGTATCATTGTTAAAATAAAGGCCGCCTTGATTGCTGCCAGAAGAATTTCTTCTGTAAATAATTCTTGCAGTTTGATTTTTTGTTCGTCTTACCCAAAAACTAATAGTAAATTTCGCTCTATTACCGCTGCTATTACCAGTGTAAGTATTTGTCAACTTAGAGTTTTGACCATCATCAAACATTAAAGAACGATTTAATAAAGTTGCCCTAACTGGACGTAAAACCACTAAATTGAACTGTCGAGTATTTGTTTGACCTTCATCGTCTGTTGCAGTAACAGTGAAAGTAAAAGTTGTATCTGTGTTTACAGATGCAGGCGTACCAGTAATTTGTCCATTTGCAGAACCTAAAGCAGTTCCAGAAGGTAACGCACCAGATGTTACTGAATATGCAAGAGTTCCTCCATCTGGCTCTGCCGCAACAATAGTAATTGTTGACATGGTCTGTCTACCTTCAATAGAACCTACATTACCAGCGGCAGTTGAAAATGCTGGTGTTCCATTGTATGAAATACCACTTGTTAGTCTTGCAGAAAGTCCGTTTGAGTTTGTAACTACAACATCGTAATCACCGGCAGTCTTTGCTGGTGTGGTAAAGGTAACTGATGTTGTTGATGGTACTGCGACAGAAGTTGCAGCAGTTCCGCCGACTGTTACTGTTGCACCAGCCTGAAAGTTTGCACCAGTAAGAGTAATTGTTTCTCCACCAGCAGGATCAGCAGCAGTTTTTGAACCAGAGTGCGCCAAATTTGTAATTGATGGGGGAGAGTCGATGGCCTGCCACACACCACCGGCGTATTGTTCTAGTCTTGCAAAATCTGTATTATATCTTAATTGTCCGTTTGCTGCACTGCCGGGCCGTTGTGCAGTGTTACCTACTGGAACATGAACATATTGTGTGCCTGGCAGCGCCAAACCACCGGCAGTATCATCCAATTTCGCTGTAGTAATTGCATCAGCACCAATTGCAGTTTGTTTGATTCGTGTCAATGGCATTTTAATTTTTCCCTTTTAACATCTTTTGCAGTTCAGCAGTACTTCCTACAAACAATGCATTCGTTACATTTTGTGGTGCAGAGTTAGGAACTTCTTTTAGTTTCTTCATCTTAGTCTGCAAGTCTCCAAGTTTTTCTGTTACCTCTGCAACCTGTTTTATTAAGTTTCCGGCCACCTCATAACTACGAGGATGTTCTGATTCTCTTGCAAGGTCTAGGATACCATCAATTGCATCCTGTCCTCTTTCTATCAGATTGTAAAAGTTTTCTCTCTGATATTTATAATCATTATCTATATCTGCTTCAGTTCCAGTTGTTGTCGGAACAAGAACTGGTTTGGATGGTGTTACTTCTCTAGTCGTTGTTTCTACAACATCTGTAATACCAAGAACATTATCTAGAATATCAGTCTGGTTTGACATATCAACTCTCAATTAAAACCCAACCTTTTGTATTGTCGGCTTGATACACATTTTCATCCCATATATATCTTTTATTTACAGATTCATCATCTGGTTTGGAGATTGGTGCTTGCCACATCCATATATCTTTATTGAGAGTCCATGATGGCCATGGTTGTGGTGGATAAAATGCATCTAATTCATTATCCCAAACATATCCTACACCAGCATACGCACCATTTGTACCATCTTGAAATGTTTCTATCCATCTGCCTGGCGTGTCATCG